TCGTGTTCTCGGCCGTCTTCGTGAACTGGATGTCGGCGCTCGATGCGGTCATGGTGTCTCCGCGACAGGATCAGGGGCGATGAGATTGGCCGTGCCGACGCTGAACAGCACGTCGGCCACGGCGTCGGTGACGCTGCACCAGTAGCGCAACGTCGTCCCACCGTCCGTCCAGCGCAGTTCCACGAGTCCGGCGGTGGAGTTGAGCTTCGCCACGACCGCCGCCCAGTCCGTCCGGCGGGTGACCTCGGAGGCAGCCTTCATGTAGATGACGAACGGGATGACGCGGGCGGTCGGCGTCTCGCCGACGTAGGCCGGGAACCGTCCCGCCATCGCCACGAGACGCGGTTCTTTCGGCGTGCCTGCGGTCAGGGCGTAGAGCGTGGCGCGGTCCACGTTGTACGTCGTGCCGATCAGCTCGAGCAGCGAGCTGCGGCCCACCTGGACGGATGTGACGGCCATGGGTTATCCCGCAGTCCGGAAGCGTTGCGAATAGGCGCAGATGTAGGGGCCGCCATTGAGTTCCCGAAAGAACATCCGCACCAGCGTCACGCCGCAGGTCGGGCAATCCTTCGTGCCGTCGGGCTCAGGCATCGCAGCGACTTCCTCTTCGGACATCCACATGCCATGCGCGCGCTGGTGGATTTCCATTGCACCGATCGCCGTGTGGGCGGCAGCGAGCCTCTTCGGATCGACGGCCATCAGAGCCTCCCGCCGGGCATGAGGGCCGCCTGGCGAGCGAGATCACCACGGGCGGTCTGCGGACGGGCCGCCATGGGCTCCTGAGCCGTCAGGCGGGCGAGCTGGCCAGCGATGACGGGGAGCCATCGCGCTGCGGCGTCGCTGCCCGAGACAGGCGCAGCGACCATGCTGCGGGATTGCGGATTGCTGAAGATGTGCGACCCCGGAGGCGACCAGCGAAGCTCGGGGCCTCCTTCCCCGACCACGGACCATCCGCTCACCGGGCCACCGCGCTGCTTGCCCTGGATGCGCGGCGGGCTGAGAGCCGGGAGCGTGCCGCCCGTGACCCCGGCCAGCTTGCGGAGGTCGTCGTAGAGCCTGCGCGTGTCGCCATCCACGAACTTCAGCTTGCCCGCGAGCTTGTCCAGCCATTGCGTGAGGTAATCCTTGGCCGGCTGGTCGCCGAGCGCGGCGAGCTTCGTCATCGTTTCGAGTAGGTCGCCCTTGAGGCCAGCGAGCTTCTCGCGCAGGGCGAGGATGTCTGCCTGCTGCGCCCGCGTGGGGTTCTTGATCTTCTCCAGTTTCTGGAGCTCGCCCACCGTATCGCCGATGTCCATGGCCACGGCCTCGGCATGGGCCTTCAGCTCGGCCGGACCGAAGACGAGTTCGGCGAGGCCCGATGCGGCAGATACCGCGTCGTCCTTGACGTCCTTCAGGGACTTCCCCAGCCGCTCCGCGTCTGTGCGCAGCCGGCGGAACTTCGTGTCGGCCGTCCCCGCAGCGGCAGCGAGGCCGCGATGCGCCCGGTCCGTCTTGTCGGCGTTCTCGGCCATGGCGTCGAGTTCGGCCGCGTATTGGTCGGCCTCGCGGCCCGCCTTGCCCCAGTTCTCCGCGAGGACATCGAGGATGCTGCCCTGCGCACCCGCCGCGTGCTGCTGCTCATCGATCGCCTCGGTCAGGCCGCGCGTCTTGTCCGTCGCTGCGCTGAAGGCATCGCCGGCCACAGTCGCAGCATCACCGAGGAAACCCATCGCTGCCGCAGCCGGTGGAGCGATTGCCTGACCGAACTTCTCCAGCGACTCATTGAACTTGATCTGCGCGACGGTCAGCTTGCCTTCGATGGTCTGTGTATAGGTCTCCGCCTGGCCCTTCGCCACGGCCTGCACCGCGGCGAGTGCCTCGGTCGCCGTGGCGCCTTCTTTGAGGGCAATACCGAGGCGCTTGAGGCCGATGAACTGGCCGTTCTCGACTTTGACGAGCGCGAGCGTCGCGGCGGCGAGGTCGATGCCCTTGAACCGCGCGAGATCCATGGCGATGCGCTGGATTGCCAGCGCCTTGGTAGCATCGTGTGTGACCGCCACGAGAAGCCGCAGCGATTCACGCTGCGCGTCGTCACTGAAACCGAGCGCCATACGCGCCTTCAGGACATCCTCGATGGCCGCGGTGTTGCCGTCCCAGGCAGGGATGTTCGCCCTCAGCGCCGCGCCGAGCTGGGCAATGGAAACCTGTTCCTCGGCGAATGCGCGGGTAGAGTCGCCGAGAAAGCCCGTGACGGCGTTGACCGCGCCGCCCATGAGGTTGAGGCCCGCCGTCGTGATCGCCGCACCGGCGCCGATGGCAAAGCCCTTGGCGCCCTGTTTCTGGAGCCGCTCGAACTTGTCACGGAGCTTGTCGAGGTCCGAGGAGGCCTTACCGACCCCAGTGACCTGAGCGGCAACGCGGACGGTATTTCCGGCCATTCAGTCCTCCGCTTTCCCAAGATCGGGGTCGAGGAGCGCCATCAGGCGCAGGAGTTCCGCGTCTTCCGCCAGCAGCGTCGAGAGCGTGTAGCCGGGGTAGATCGTGAGGAGCGCGTGGAGCGTCTCCGCACGCTCCAACTCGGCCGGCTTATCTACTCCGACAGCGCGGTAGCGGAAGACGCGCGCGGCAAAGGGAGGGGCACGTCGCGGACCCCATCGAGCCACGCCTTGACCGCGGCAAGCAGCGGGTGCGGGTCGAGCCCGGCCATACTCTCGGGGCTCACCGGCGCCTTGTATGACCACGACCGGATGAACGGCGCCCAGGCCGCGAAGAGTGCCGTGAAGCTCGCCCGCTCGCCCCAGTTGCCCGCCTCGTAGGCTTCGCGCACGGTGAAGTACGCATCTAGCGAGACTGGCGAGACGATGGTCAGGATGTGCCCGGGCTGATCCTCGAACTCGATGCGCAGCGTCTTCATGCCCACCTCATGCCCACCGGAAAGGAACCCCGGCGCCGATGGGCGGGCGCCGGGGTCCTGTCATTTACGACCAGGCGGCGCCGGTCCCGTCGCTCATCTCGAAGGGCACGCTCCAACTGAGCGAGCCGTCCTGGCCGCGGGTCAGCGCGTAGTCGGTGGTCACAGCGCTGAACGTCGCCGTGGCACCCGGGAAGGCAATGACGAACGTCTTGACGCCGGGCGTCTTGAGCGTGTCGTGACTCATGCTCGCCGTCGTGTTGAACGCGCCGGTCAGGGTGCCCGACATATCCTTCAGCAGCGAGAGCCGCTCGACGCCCGTCTTATCGACCCCGGTGACGTCTTGCGTTCCCGTGGGTGTGTTGAGCGTGATGCTCGTGACGTCGTTGCTGATGTTATTGCCCGCCACCGTGACGGATGTGGTGATCCCGGAGACTTTCGCCATGTCGGCGGTTCCTTTCTGTCCACTTCAAGAAACCCGCCGACCGGCGGGCTACGAAGACCGAGAGGGAGAGGGGTTAGCTGATCGTGACGGTCGCGTTCAGGGCCGCACCCGTCCCGGCGGCATGGCCCCCATAGGCGCCGCTGTTGCCGCCCCAGAGCGGCGGATCGCTGAGGTAGCGCACGAAGACGAGAGCGCAGACGAGGTTCGTGAAGGTGCCGGTCACATTGACCCGGATGTAGCGGCGGACCGTCGCGGCGTTCGTGCCCTGGACGCGCTGCGAGGTCGCGCCCGTGACCGCCGTGAAGACCATGTTGTCGAGGTTGGCGAAGCCGGACCCGGCACTCGCGCTGTCCTGCACCGCCACCGTCGCGGTGCCCGAGCCGATGCTGAAGACGTGGAGATAGGCGCCCGCACCGAAGGCCGTCGAGGTGCCACCGTAGTCATCGATGCTCGTACCCGCGGCGGCAGAGGCAAAGGTCTGCTTGCCCGTCGTGAGGAGCTGGCCCCATTCGAGGCCGTAGTTGTTGGCGAGTGCCTGCACCGTGGCCGCCAGCGAGCCATCCTGGCCGCGGGTCGGGCTGTAGTCGATCTGCTTCCCGCTGAGCGAGGCCGCAGCCACGCCGAGCGTCGTGCCGTTCGCGTAGGTCACGATGCGGTCGGCCGTCGGCATCGTCGAGAGTGCGGGATGCGCCGCACCGGCCGCGGTATCCCACCAGGAACTGAAGCTGATCTCGCCATCGCGCAGCCCGGCCACGCGCTCCATGCCGGTGTTCAAGAGTGAGGGGACTTCGAGCATGGCGCGGCGGGATGAGATCGTCTCAACC